AAGTCTTAACCTTTCTCGCTGTAATGTCTTGTATTGTTCGCTTATGGTTCTCATATTATCTTAGTTATTAAAGGGAATGATTCGTTAACTTTAAATTCGTTTATTCTTTCTTGCGTTTCTGCCATTATTTTATCTAAGTACTTTCTCGCATCTTTTTCGTTTACAAATAAAGTCCTATCAATTACATCTGATTTACCATTGTGGTGTGAGTGGCATACTTCAAAAAGTTTCTTTTCAAGTAATAATTGTAATCGGAATCCATTTGCACCTATTGAGGTTTGTTCGAGTGTTGTTATGTGTCGTGTTCTTGGCATTATGGTTCTATAATTAAAGGCTGTCCACCCATGTTAAGATATGCTTCGCAAATGTCTTCTAAACTCATGTCGTTTAAGTCATACATTACTGGTATCTCTTTATGTTCAGGAACTCCAAAATTACAAGTATCAATTAGGGCTGTATCTTTAAATTCTGATACCATAGTCAACACTTGGTCATAATTAAGGATTGAATTAAAGACAAAAAAAGATTGCTTTGGTGTGTATTGAACCTCAATTATATGTCCTAATGTATCGTGTATAGTGCTTACTGCATATTCAACATCAAATCCATAATTTCGGCTAATATCTATTGCTGCTAACAATTTGTCAAAATCTGACTTGTCAAGTTTTAATTCAAAGCTAGTTGTTTTAATGTATCTAATAAACCATTCAAGATGATTAGGTCTTTTCATTAGCATACTTTCGTAGATGTCGCCAAACATCTTTCGAGCGGTTTCAACTTCATTTAGGGTATTTAACATCGCTAATGCTATTCCTAATTGCGCTTGATAGTTTGGAGTTGTAAAGACTTCATCATCTTCATTTAATTCTTGAAAGTTGCGGATAAGGCATTCTTTAGTAGTTTGGTGTGGTGTTGTCATTTGATTATGGTTTAATAAGTGAATTGTGAATTGAATCTAATAAATTTTCAATAATAGTTCTATTTGCTTCTTTTGCAAAGTTCTTAACAGCATCTGGAACACTTACATTGCATAGTGCTAGGTTTAAAATGTTTTGATATTCCTCTTCAGTTTCAATAAGAATTGTAATTTCTTTTGGTTGAAAGGCTAATTTGTGGTTTTGGTTTGTTACTTTCATTTTAGTTTAAGTTTAATGTTTGGTAAGAATTGATTTGATTTAATTTGATTGTTAACTCTTTTAGCAGCCTGTTAGCTTGGTAAACTTTGCAAAAGGTGTTATCATCTATTGCTATGTTTCGAAGCCTTTGCACACGCTCGTAACGTGCTAAAATAGTGTTTGATTTTGATTTGTTCTGCATGGTCGTTAATTGTTCGCCATACATCATTCGTCTTAGTAGTTTTTCCATTTTTTAATGTTCGATTAATTGTTTGATTTTGATTTCTTTGGTTAATGGTTCTGTCCAGTTCGTATGCTTTTTAAAGTAGCTAAGGAAGCTATCTGTTGTCAACTTAGGTGAGTTATTAACTGCCCACCTTTGAATTGTTCGCTCATTGCAGCCTAAATCTAAACTTAACTTGATTCGCAAGTTGTAGTCGGTGGCTAATTGGTCTCGGTTTGCTTTTGTCATTTCTGTTCTTGTCATATTATATTTTTACTCCTTTTATTCTTAACATTTCTTCAATTGTTTTTCTTTTTTCAGACCAAATATATAACCCATTTAATTCTATTTCTTTTTGTAATAATTCTAAAAGTTTCTCGGTTGTCATATTATTTTGATTTAATTGGTTAATAATAATTTTGCAGTTGGTTGGATGCTGCTCCCTGTGGTATTTTTTATTTTGAAAGTGTTATTGAAAAATCACTAACACCGTCAGCAATTGTATTTACTCTATTCCAATTTTCACTTAAAATAACATAGCCTTTAGATAGCATTACCGACAAATACTTATTTAATTTTTCTGTTTTAGTTACTCCATTCAAATTAACAACATTATACTTACTTGCCTCTGCAATTAAATTTGAAAAATTAGTAGTATAAACAAAGTTATTAGTTACTACCGTTAAGCTTTTTGCGATATTTAGAGTTGTTGTTGTCATATTTGTTTCGTTTATCTGAGTACAAATGACGTATAATTGTACGACATTACAAAACATTGAATAAAAATAAATCATAACTTGCTATAAATCAAGCTAATATTTTTTAGGCTAAACGTAAAAAAAGCCCCAAAATCTTACTTTTAAGGCTATTCACTTGTTCGGGATTTCCGAACTACTCACTCTTTTTATGTGGCATTAATAAGTAGAACCCTAAGAACATAGCTAAAAATCCAATCACTGCAAACCAATCTCTTACCTTTATGTATAGGCTCTCCCACCATTCTAATCTCTTAACCTTTGTTGGCACTTGCACCTGTACTAATTTTGTTTTATATATAGTATCTGATTTGCACTCCCCTTGTATATAAATCTTTTCGCCAACTTTCTTGTATCTTATTTCAAGTCTATCTTTAATTATAACAAATGAATCTAAACTTGAATTGAAGAATGTATCTACTTTGATTGCTTTGACTATAATTGTATCGTGAACTAATACAGAATAAGGAATACTATCTGTCATGCAGAATTTCTCTATTGCTCGTTTCTTTGTGTATAGGCAGCCCGATAATAAGTAAGTCAAGCAAAGTATTGTTATTAGTTTTTTCATGCAGCAAATATACGTTAAAACATAATTATTTACGGCAATGAGTTATGAGTTATAAGATGGTAATAATAAATGTTACTACCCCTACCCCTAAGAGATAGTAACCTTATTACCTTACTTACGTATAATTGAGAATTGAGAATTAAGTTTTGGCTCAAAAAGGATAATGTTACATCCATGCTTTTGATTTAAAATATTTTTTTGTGATAGTCATAAAAGACCTTGCACATCGGCTCATACACTTATAGTTGGTCGCCTTATGTTGCGGACATAAAAAAGCCCCTAAGCGTGGGGATTAGAGGCTTTGGTATTGCTACCATTTATATTCTATGAAAAAATATCTTGTTATTAATAATCCCCACGATTACAACACTTCAAAAGTCGGGTTTAATTTTAACATAAAAAAATTATTTTTAAAATAAAAAAAGCCCCGATTTACTCGAGGCTCTTAACCAAATTAATGAAACGAAATCTACAAAAAACTACTCCTGCAAATATACTAAACTTTTAAACCTAAAAAATTTTTCCGTCAATAATTGATTTTTGATAAAATTTATAATCCCCATTTTGACTTAACTCTAAATATCCAAAGCCATGTGTCCACATATTGATAGGCATATAAGCAGGGTGCAAATCGCACAAACAACCGATTGAGAAACATGAATAAGGATGTTCATCTAAGTTCTTTCCCATGTCTTTTGTTTCTCTGTGAAAGTGTGATGTTACTGCACTTTTATTTAATTTTAATCTTAATGACCTTGCAGGATTTACACCGCCCGATGTAAGCCCAGTTTCGTGACCATGAAATATTGCCAACTTTCCTGCATAGATGTATTGAGTAGAATCTACTTTGATAATGTTTAAATCTCGAAGTTTTAAAAGTTCATGCAGTTGGATTAATTCAATATCAAATATCTCGGGGGCTTTCTGCATTATATACTTATCGTATCGCAAATCATGATTGCCATAACTCCACACTATTAACGCTTTTGGGAACATAGCCCTCAAACCTTTTAAGAATACTCTTGTACAGTCCATCTCATATTTAACTGAACGCTTTCTCATATCCTTTTCGTGTCTCGATATTGTGGCAAAATCCGTCAAATCTCCATTGATTATGATAGTATCTACTTGTTGTTCTAATCCATATTCTAAGGCTGCGAAAACTGCATCATCATTGTGGTAAGGGATGTGCAAATCACTTATAATTAAAATCTTTTTACTTGCTTTTGGTAGTGTGTACGGTTGTATTCTTTCGCTTTCGCCTTTTGGCAGTTCTTTCTTTAGTGCTTCAAATTCTTTCCTAAATTCAATATGATTTTCTTTTCTTGCTTTATCACCATGAACACCTTTCAAAGCCCTTATGTGACTTCTAACTTGCTCAATGTTTTTGTAAACACTTTTGTTTTCTGCATAAATCTTTTTTGCTAAGGTTAAATTCGCAGTGTTAGGGAACTTCATTAAATATTCCTTTGCAATATCAGATTTAATACTTGGTTGACCTGCCATTTATAAGTGGAATAATTGTGCCTCTGCTTTTCTGCGATTTACTAATCCTTTTAACACCTTACCGCCACCAGTTGTATAGTGTGTTTCCCACCATTGTTTTAAGTCCTTAGATTTAGAATTAACTAACTTAAATAAGGTTTCCGACTTACCGCAATTCCAAGCAAAAGAAACTAAGGCATCAAATTGATATTGGGTTAAATCTATCTTAATATTCTTGTTTACTATCGCCTCGTATTGTGGCAATAAATCCATTAATAATTCTTCTGCTTGTTGCTGTGTAATTTTATCGCCTAACTTTATTTTACTTCCATTTTTATAAAAGGTATTTCCGTAACCTATCGTGACTTTATTTGCAGGACAAGTATATGCAGTCAATTTGCAGCCCTCAAATTTTTTGATTAATCCTAAACCTCTAATTCCCGTTTTCATTGCTAAATAAGTTTGTTAGTTCATCAATAACTGCACCGCCAACTAATATCCAAAATGCTATTTTCTCATTGCCATTTACATAAGCAGAAACCGAGATGGTCGCTAATATTGATTTGATAGCTAATAGCCATCGTTTGACATTCTTAGGTGTAGGTTCAAAGTAGTTTCTAAGTGATATTTTTTTCATCTCAATTCCTTAAAGGTTTGTTCAAATCCAAATGATTTAATAAAGAAATAAGTTATGATTACACAAAGGATTGTACTAATAAAGCTATGTAGTATTTCATCATAAGAATAAGACAAACAAACACACGCTAATGCATCGAAAATGAACTCTATTATTTTGATTCGATGACCGCCATCATTCGGAAATGTATTCTCCCAATAGCCTTTTTTATTTCTTGTAAATCTTGCATAACTCCACCACTCACTATAACCATGTTTCTCAAATAATGAATCGAATAAAATAATACACTCAAACAATGCCCTACAATACCCACTTATCAGTGCGAATAAAATACCCAATATCATGTAGTCGAATTGAATCATTTCTTTAACCCCTTTTCAAAGTCATCTATTGACTTGTCGGTAATCATTTTTATAATCCAATTACAAAACCTAAATAACCAATATATGATTGTACATATCGAAGCTATCGAAGCGAATAAAAAATTATGTTTTTCAAGCAAGGCTATGAAGCCCAATACTGAAACAAATATGTCTAAAAATCTATGAGGCATTTTCTTTTGGTTTAACGTAATCTATCTGTGGTAAGTCCTTTACCCATAAAAAATTTTTATCAATAGTTTGTTCAACTTCTCCTTCTGAAATTATCCATATACCATTGCCATCTTGAATAGGATTGTAAATCGTATCTTCTGAAAATTTAACTCCTACAAGTTTGTTTTTTTGTGTTGCTGTTAATTTATAAACTACCATTATACTTGTCTCCCCAAAGTTGTGTTGAAATCTTGAACTAAACCTGAATATAATACACATTCTGCATCTGTTAAACCTGTTCCCATACCTGCATAAGCTAAATTTGCTGCACTAAACAATGAATTTGTGCGTGATAAAAAATAAATTGTATTTATATTTGGTAATGCTGCACTTGCAGTTGTTGAAGATATAAGTTTTACTAATTTTCTATAAAGGGAAGAAACATTTGAAGCAGTTCTACTTCCAATCAAAAATCCAACTCCAACAGCATCGGTAACAGTATCAGATGAAGCTTGATTTATTGCCATAAAAGATTGTGTTTGTCTACCAATATCTAATCTATTTGTATTAACTCCTAATGCTCCATGTATTGATAATAAAGCCCCTAAATCATTACGTTGATAAATACAAAGATGTTGGCTGTTTTGACTGCCATTTGTTGATGGTATATAATTAGTATTTGCAGTTCCGTTTACTCCATTGCCTGTAATCCCATTTGAGTTATGTGTAATAGTTCCTGCAAATGTAAGTCTAAATGCTGCGTTCGTATCGGCAGGGTCTTTTAAATTAAATTTATGCGTGCTTGACGTGCCACCTACGAATGGATAGGCTGCTTGAATCTTACTCCATAAATTATTTGTTTTTAACCCTATTACAAGCGTATTTATTGCACTTGTTATTGTTGCATCTGTTATCCCTGCTGCTGTTAAAAACGCTGCTGCATCGGCATCTAATCCGCCATATCTTGTTGCATCAACTGCTATTTTAATTCCTATACTCATTGTTATCCGTTACTTATTTTTAAATTATGTGAACCGTCTCTATAAACTCTGCCATTAATATGAGGGTCTGATGTTGGTAATCCATCAAAACTTAAATTCCCATCAAACATAGCCAATCCATTAACTCTCATTGTATCTAATACTGGTTTATTGAATGGAACAAATATAAGACTACCCGCAGGAATATCATCTGTAAAACTTTGTGAAATAATTGGTATTTCAGTATCATTTACTGCTATATCTGCGCTCAATTCGCATTCTACTATATCGCCTGCATAACTTGGTATTAATATAATCTTATCGCCATCTTTTAAAGCCCTTAAAACACTTGCTTTTATCGCTGTTTTAGTTCCTGTTAATGTTTCTGTAATTGCTCCTATTATTCTTTCAGCATCATAGTAGCTTTCTCTCCTTTGCTCATTTCTTATACCTTGATTTAAACTTGCAAATGCACTTGTAGTGTTACCACCTTGCTCTATTTCTACACCTCCATGAGTATCTATTGTTGATATATTTCTGTAAATCTTAAACCACTCCCCACTCCACTCCATACTTTCTAAATTCAATTCTCCACCATTTAAGATATACGAATCACCTTGATATAAGTAACGATTGTAAGGATGCCCATTTGTAATTAAATTGCCTTGATAACGTGGATTAGGGTATAATTGAGGTGCGATGGTTTCAATTAGTAAAAGATTATTAATATCATAAGCAGTACCACCACCATCTGTTTTCCATTGCGCAGTACTTATTAAAGGTGCAAATTTACTTCCAGTATATAATGAACCATTTAAACCCTTATTATTATCTCCTAAGAAGCTTTCAAGTAGTTCAATGTCTTCGCTGTTTATTAATCCGCTTGTACTATCTACTTCGTAGCTTATGTAGTTGTTCCCATTTTCACTGTTATAATATTGAAAAACAAGACTATTATTTAATGTTAAAAATATAAATCCAACTGCAGTATTTAACCAAGTATTTGCAGATTGGGTTAAATTAATATTTCGACCATTTGTAATTAATAGAATTGATGTTACTGTGGCAAAAGCATTTGCATGTGTTCCGCTTGGAAGTACTGGAGTTATTATATTAACACCTGCAATAAAATTATTATTTATAATTGGCAAATCTAATAAATACCTATCTGCACTTGATGTGGTCCATGTTAAATTTCCATTTGTAGGATTAGTTTTTAAATAATAAATACCAACTTGAATTCTTACACTACAAATTATATTTGCATTAGCTGGTGGAGTAATTTGATTACTTATAATATTAAATTGACCTATCAAACTTAATTGTTTTCCACCAATAATACTTCCAGTAAAAGAAGGCAAATTTGAACTATCAAATGGATTATTACTTCCTAAAAATAAATTTACATTAGTTGTATTAAATTTCCTTCTTGCTGTTTTTATTGCTGGGAAATACTGCCAACAATTAGTGCCACTTGATGCCCATTCTGTTGATTGGTTTATATTAGAATCCCACGCTACTAATGTCTGTGCTTCAAATGTACCATCCGCTAAATATGTGCGCTCTTTCCATGAGGCATTAATGTAATTATTTCTTGATATAATTCTAAAATATGGCTGTGCTAAAATTATTCGAGCATCAAATAAAGTTAAAATTTGCTCTAATATATCGTAAAAACTAAACGCTTCTAATTGTCCATTTGACAAGGTATTGCAAAATGCTTTTGGATATACAGTAGTTTCATCTAACGGGTCAACATTAGTACTCCAATGAGTACCTGATACCACCATGTTATATTCATAGAAATTTACTGAACTACCATAAAATTGAGTGCCTGCCGATACCCTAGAATAAAAAGGAGTTCTTTTTAAACATTCGTACAAATACCAATTTAATGTTTGTGGTGTGTAGCTAAGTGCATTTGTACTATCTGCTAATTCTAAAAATCTAAAGTCTTTTAAACGTGCTAATCCATCGGTAAATTTAAGTTCATAAGTGTAAGGATAAGCAGCATCTTCACGTTGGTTTAAATCATGCAATAATACACCTATCCAATATAATTCGTATAGGTTTGTTGATGTATTCCATTTGTACAAATGACAATAAAATCTTTCTTCTTTCGCTAATTGAACTTGATTAAATAACCAATTTTCTAGAGTAGAATTGTCAACTATAATAGGAACACTTAAACTACTGCCTTTAATACTTGCATATCGCTTGTCATTTTGACTTTCATAGTTTAATATTGGTGGGCTTGATGTTGCTATTTCAGTACTTGCACCACTTGTGTAGTCTGTATCCCAAATCTCTACTTTCCATTTCTCATTAAACTTAGTAGATTGAACATAAGTTATATATTTTGCATTACTCATTATCTTACTCTGCCCCTTTCATAACCGCTTCTATTAACACTTACTAAAAGATTATTTCCTCTAATTTCGCCACCTACTTGTAATACTCCAAAATTGCTATTCATTCCACCATTTCCGAATGTACCTGCATTAATTACTGAACCGCCACCACCGCCACCACCTGAACTTACACCGCCACCGCTTGCACCTGCACCTAATACCCCTGCTGCTATATTTAATCCTATACCTGCTGCGGTTGCTGCTGCTGCATGACCATAGGCTTGAACAGCAAAATAACCTGCTGCCATTGCGTACATAGTCATTGCCATTGCATTACACATATCTGCTAACATTGCTTTCAATGCTTTGCCTGCATCTATATTATCACCACCTAATGCTCTACCAAGTGAGTTTCCAAAATTTTGAAGTGCAGGTACTATTTGAGCTTGTAATGTTTCTCCTAATTTCTTGACACCATCATTCAAAACTACCATTCTTTGACCTGCTTTTTGAATGTCATCTAATCCCTCTGCTTTAAATGTAAAAGTAACTGTTTGAGGTACATTTAATTTTGCTGCTTCTAAATTTTTTATTATTCCCTGCCTTAATTCATCATTGCTTTGAGCTCCAAATGATACTCCAGTTGCTTTTTTCCTTTGAATTAAATAAATGCCTTCATCCGTTCCACCTCTTGCACGCATCTCACTATTCATTTTCTGAATTTCTTCTACGTGCTTTTTGTGCTCATCTTGTATTTGTTTATTATTTTTCTTTAAATCATCTAAAATTCCTTTTTCAATTTCATTTTGTTTGTTTTTATAAATTTCAGTTAATGATTTTAACGTATCTCTATAACGCATTTGGTCAAATAAATTTTTTTGACTTTCCAAATACGTTTTACGATTAGCCTCTACTGCAATTTCATAATCTTGTTTTGCCTTTTCTCTTTCTAATGTACCTTTATCTCCAGTTGCTTCTGCTTGTAATAATGCTAATGCCCTTTGCTTGGTAACACTATCTTGAATTGCTGCATTTAAGTTTGCTTGTGCCCTTGCTCCTTCATTAGTCAAACGAATATAATCTTCTTGCGCTTTTTTAGTATCACCCATCGTTTGAATGGATAAGGCTACTAAAGCACCTATAATTAATGTTAATCCTGCAGTTGCTATTGCTGTGGTCGCTCCGATTGAAGCTATTGCAGGTAAAACTTCCAAAGTAATAACTGTTTTTAAAACCATAAAAGAATCGCCCGCTTCTTTTAATGATTGTAAACCTTGAGTTAATGCCATTGCACCTTGCAATTTTACCATTGTTTCTTGCAATGCTTTGCTATCAGTTCCAAATAACGCTGCTGCCCCTTGCGCTGCACTAAATGCCCCTGCCAATGACTGCATTACTCCAACTGTTGCACTTAATACTGGCGCATCACTTGAAAATGCTTTAATTGTACTATTGGTTAAATCTAATCTATCTTTTAACTCACCTGCGGTCTTTGCTGCTACTCTAAATTTATCTGATGTTTCACCAAATTGCAATGCTGCTTCCCTTGCATCTCGTGCGGCTGCTCTATATGCTTGCTGTAAATTTTCGCCTGAACGCTTAGAACTTGCAGAAATTTTATCTGATGATTGCATTACTGCATCACCCATTTGCTGACCTGCACTCTTTACGATTGCGGCTGCATTATCCATGTCCTTTTTAAGACCTGATGTGTTTGCTCCTAATCCTATGCTAAGTATTTTGTCAGCCATTATCTAAGTTCCACTTTTGTTTAAGTTCTTCAATCTTTTCTTTTGTCAATCCGCTTGATTCATCTTTGGTTTCCCATTCAAATTTAATCAAATCTTGGGCTTTTAATGGTTTTGTTACATGACAATTTACTAGCCATGTTGTTTGCCACCTTATGCGCTCCCAATCGTTTTGGTCTTTAAATTTTAACTGCTCTAAATACTTATGATTAATAGCGTAAAATTCGCAAGGTTGTATTATCCAAAATTCAACTGCACTCATGCCTATCTGACCTAATGCAGTTGAATAGTGGTCTAATATTAAATCAAAGTTGGGGGCTACTTCGCCCCCTTGTCGTTTTTTGGCGCAAAAGCATTTGTTAATGACTTGTTCATCTCCATTGATACCTCATAAAAGGCTGATAAATTTTGATTGAAGTAGTCTTCACATTCTTTCACGCTGATTGGCATTTCTGTAAGGTTAGAATCCTTAATTACTGCGCCACCAAAAATACCACTCGCTAAATAAATAGGTGCATTTTCTAACGCATCTAAGTTGCCAATGTCGAATATTTTAGTATTCGTTAATTCTTGGATTTTTTTTAATGCAGTGTAATTAAAAACTACATCGTGTTTTGCTTCTTTTATTGTTACTTTCATATTGCTTTTTAGTTTTGTTGGTATGGCAAAGGCAATAGCTTAAAAAGCTAAAAGCCAATGCCAATGCCACCCAGTTAGTTAGTTGCTTTAGTTATTGCTCCAGTACCTTCAAATGATACAGTATAAGTAGCTGTATCTTCTACTGGTGCGCCTTGTTTAATTGATTTAATAAATGCTGAACCTTCATAGTACACATCTCCACTTACTGAACTACCTACTCTTACAGTTACTGCCGAACCAGTATTCCATGCATCATATAAATCAACAAAGAATTGATAAGTACTACCAGTCTTTTCTTCATAAAATCCATTCGCTGAAAAGTTGAATGATTTCTTATAAACTAAAATCTCTCTCCATCCTGCACTTTGTTTTGTTGTTACATCTTTTACTTCACGTTCTAAATTGAAGTCGTTTGAAGTTAATCGGGCTATTACTTTGGTTGCTACCTTAATTGTAATATCCGTTCCGTTTACCATTCCTGTTGTTGCCATGTTCTTATATAATTATATCGTTGTTTTACTTAAATCTGCTGTTCCTTCTATTGAGCAAGTAAAAGTTGATGTATCTTCTACTGGGTCTGTATGCTTTAAACTTTTTATATATCCAAATCCTGAATATTGCTTATTGCCATCTATTTGGTCTGAAATTAACATAGTAATTTTAGTTCCATTATTTTGCAAGTCATAAAGTTCATCAAATGTATAACCGCTTCTTGTATATGGTAACGCTGTTTGACCTATGTTTACCATTATGTTTGATACTGTTGCACTTGTTGCAGTTCCTTTGTATATTTCTACTGAAACATCTACACCATCAGTAGATTGAAAAGTTGCTGAATATCTAGTTAAAGTTCCAGTTAAGGTTATTGATTGCGTTGTGCCAGTATCTAAATTTTGAACTCTAATAAGCATAGTTCCACTACCTTTAGCATATAGCGAAAATGTTACATAATCATCTAATTGTACATTATCTATTGATTGTGTTATTACCGATGCTGTAAAGGTTATTAAATCTGCTGTTTTTCTACCAAAAGCATCAACCGCACTATTACTTGTTATTGTGTTTGTTCCTTTGTTCCAATTAGTCGCATTTGCTAAATTTTCACTTGATTTTACCAAGTTAATTCCAACTCCTTTTATAAATCCATTTGCAGAACCATTGAAACTTTTCTTCATTGGTTTGCACTCTCTCCACCCTGCGCTATCTTTAGATGTGATGTCTTTTACATCCACTTCGCAATTAAAATCGTTTGAAGTTAATGCTGCGATTGGGTCATTGTCTATTAATAAAAGTATATCCGTTCCGTTTGTCATGTTCTTAATTTTTTATTCTTAAAATATAATCTTGTTGCCATCCATATACACCATTCAAATCAACATTATCATTGTACATTTCGCCTTCATTATCAAATACTATTGATTGAACATTAACACCGCCATAAGTTCCTGATGTTTTACGCTCTAAAGCTAATCTTATTGCATCTGCTATGTTGCTTAGTGTATCGTAATCAGTATGTAATATGTTAACCTGCATTCTTATAATATCAAGTTTGCTTGGTCCATCTTTTTCAATAGTTGGTACTAAGCTAATCTGCTCATAAACCACATATGGAAATTCAGCTAAATTACTCGCTTTTAAGGGAGATATTCTAGTACTTACATATGCTGTGACTGCCGATGTATTAGTTAAAATGTTATATATTGCTTTACCTGCCTTCACTAAATACTCCAGTTTTTTTTGCTGCCTCTACAATTACACTTTCATAACCTTTTTTTAACTTATCAAGTAATGAAGTTTTCATTTTATCATAAGTTGGTCTTATAAATGGATGTGCAGGCATTTTACCTCTAAATCCTTGCTTTACACCTGCTTTTGATAAATTTGCAGCTACAAACTTGCTTTTAACACCAATATACCTATCAACTGTCCCATACTCAACTAAGTGTGCATGATTGCCACCTTTAAACATACTTTTTTTAGTAGAATAATTAGGTCCTACCCATAAGAAATTAGTATTTTTCTTACTCTTAAATGAATCTATGCTATTCTTCAAATCTCCAGTATTAATTGGAACTGCCGATTTTAAAGCAATTATTAAATCATTAGCAACTGTCTGATTAACTTTTTGTATGTCTTTAAAATTTGACTCATTAGACAATAGTTTGATTCCATTAACAATATCATCAATCCCATCAATGCTGCAATTCATTGATATTCCATTTGGATTGCTTGTATTTCTTGTTAATTTACTCATTATGTTAAAATCTCTCCTACTATTCTTACTACATTTCTTCTACCATATTCAGGTGCTTCAAACAATGTTACTACCGAATATTGAAGTCCTTCATATTGAAACTGCCACTCATTTGTTACAGTTGTTACATCGTTAAATCTAACATCAATTGTTAATCTGTCATCAACATTCTTTTTAGCTTCAACAAACTGCTCTGTATTCGCTCTATTATTAACATAGCACCAAATTGTAGAACCTGCAGTATAACTATATGAAGTTGCACCACTTGATGAACTCTGTGTAGTTGTTGGGCTATACAAAGTAATTTGGTTATCAAATTTACCGCTTATAATATCCATTTAGTATATACAAAGAATGTTTGTTGCAGTTGTATTTGTACTAAAAACTTTTTTCACCGAATATGGAAATGGTCCTACTGGAACATTCTTAAACAATTGTGCGCCTCTACTTGCTGCGGTTGCTGTATTAGTATCAAGATGCCCATTCAATAAAACATTTACATCACCACTTACACCTATGTACAATGAACCTTCAACTCTTTGTGTTCTACGAGCGAAAATCCTATCTATTGATGGTGCTGTGGTAGCTGCTCCAGTTAAATCAACTGCCGAACCGCCTAAACTTAATGATACTTGGAAAGTGTTTGTAGCACTTGTTATGATAAAATAATTATCAGTTGTAGTGATACCGGTAACTGTTCCTAAATTTGTGAAAATTACGATATCGCCATCATTATATCCATGTGCATTTAATGTAAATGTATCGGTGGCTAATGTTACGCTTGTAATTACCTTTTCTGCTTCAGTTACTTGAACTGCAATTGAATCGGTTATATAATCTGTATTGCTTGCTGTTACTGCGACTGCGTTTGTTCCTATTAAATTTCTCATATACTTATTGTTCTATTATATCTATTATGGTCAATGTCTAAAAGTGTATAAACTCCAAATGGCAATTCTATTGCATTTTGTGTGCTTACTTGATTTCTATTATCATACAAACTTGTTATGATTAAATACATTGCTTGCTTGTAATTTGCAGGTACATTAGCTGCACTTGTATAGCCTGCTACAAATCTAATTTTTAAAGCATTTAAACTATCTTTCATAGTCGGCACTTCACTAAGTCTAATTCTACAAACTGGGCTGATTAAATCAACTTCATAAGTGCTTGAATTTATTGTTTGTTCAGTTCCATTTGCATCAATATACTTAATACTTGTTATTGATTGAATTGGAAACTTATTTAAACTAATATCCACTATCTGCACATCTTGTTTATCAAAATTAGCCTGCAATGTTTGTGTCATTAATGGCCTCCATGTGAAACCTTCTACCCACTTACGAGCAGCAGTTATCAAAGATGTTATTAAGGCATCTTCTAAGCTATTTGTAACCCTTAAATTTAGCTTTGCTTCAGCTAATGTTATTGGCTCGCTTGATGGTTCTGTTATGACTGAATATGATTGCACTATTTAACCGCTTTTTCTGTTTTAGATTCTTTTGTTGCCTTTTCTATTTTAGGCTTTAATTCTTCAATCAATTCTGCAATGCCTAATTGAATTAATTCATCTGCTTGGCTTGTTTCAAAGTCTCCTTCTTCGCCTTGTGAGTAGCCTAATCCAAAACCCATTGGAGAGGCTATAAATTTTATTCTTTTCATGCTTTTTAAGTTTAGAGATAATGAGGGGAGTCGAACCCCTCATTATTTGACATTGTTAAAATTAACCAGTAATCAAATCCAATGTTTTCACTATTGTACCTGCACGCTTGATGGTAGTATCCCAATAAGTGTTACAGATAATTCTTGTTTGTCCTTCAGCCGCATTTGTATATGGATCAATTACTATATCCAATCCACCCCACTGACATACTTTCAAGTTACTAAAATCACCTGCGATAACTGCCGAGCAAGTTGCACTTGTTGTACCTTTAGTCAAATTGTTTGGTAAATTTGAAGTTACTAAGTAAGGAATATTATTGATAAATCCAGTTGCACCATTGAAATATGAACCATAAGGAATTAGCATTGCACCTGAACCAGTATCTACTGGAGTTGCCATCAATAATGCTTCTGTATTCGGATTGATTAACCAAAATATTTTGCTTGCATCTACGTTACCATTCAATAATGTTTTTCTCATGTTTTGAATGTATGTTAGTGATGGTGCACCTCCATTAGTACCTAAAGCTAAAGTAGCTGCGGTTGCATTTGATGTGATACCAGTCATTGCATTTGATGAACCATTGCCAGTTAATACTTTTCCTTCAACATAAGGATATAAAGCATTTTGTAATGATTGCAATAATTTTGCATCCATTGTAGGGTCTTGAATCATCAACTGATTTGATAATAAGATTTTACCTGCAATTCTCTTAGGTGAAACTGCACGATTTACAGTTACTGCATCTGCATCGGCTGCGGTTGCGTTTTCCGCTGCATCTGCAAAAGTCCATCCAGTTGAGAATCCAGTGTAATCTACATTAGGAACCATACCCATTTCCCATTCTGCACCTACTTTGTCTAATACTCTGTTTGCTCTTAACACATCAAAGAACCCCATTTTATCAGTTTGTACAAAGTTTCCACCTGCACTTGCTGAACCTGCAGACATTGCACGTTTTTGGATTGCATTTAATGCTTTCAAGTTGATGTAATGACCATTACTTGATGCACCTAATGAGCGGGCTTCTGTAACACCTTCATCTAAAATCTCACGCTCTAAACCAGTGATAGGCTCATTACGATTGATTGAGTTGAAGAATTTTGTCATTGAGAAATTACTCATTTCTCTTTCTTCTGCATTCATGCCATCATTTGACTTCTTGCTTTGTACTGATTTTTTCGCAAATTTCTCACGCAATTCAGCATCTTTAATTTGATTTTCAAAAGCCTCAACTTCTGATTGAATGTTTCTAAGTATAGTAGTTTCTTCAACTGATAACTCACGCTTTTCAGTCTCCGCTTTGTCTACCAACTCTGAACCTTCTGCTCTTTTTAGAGACTGTAATTGTCTCAATTCTACACTTGTTTTCATGTTGTTTATTTATATTAAGTTAAATTTATGCTTATTAATTAGATAGTAATTTGAATTAATATCCGTTGGTCTTACTTGCTTTTTTCTTAGTTCAATATTACGCTTGCAGGCTTCTATTTCGGTTTCTTCATATGCAGGATTAACCACTGGTCCTACATCGTATAATTTACCAATTTTAGTAATAGTTCTTATGCACGTTCCATCCTCAAAATCTTCAACCATTTGCTCATTAACTGTGAAGGCAAATGAACATCCCCTTATATTTTGAAGTTTTACATTTTCTAAAACATCATTACCGATAGTTGTATTAGGTGCTTCAAATTCGAAGTATAATCCTTTTTCATCTACTGATAATTTTAATGTGCCTTCACCATCTTTTGAACGTGCTAAAAGGTATTCAGATTCGTGATTGAATAAAGCTACTACATCACTCATATCACATTCACTAAATGCACCTTCAGCAATAGTTTCTTTATAACCATCCCACATTTCATAAAATGAATTGAACACAGCGCTATAACCTTTTATAGTTCTGCCTTCTTCACTTACTATGTTGCTTTCTCTTATGTTAAATCTTCTTTCCATTATTGTTGCTGCCCTCCGATTGGCTCTGATTGTGTTAATTGTAAATTTTTCTCTGCTTGACCTTTCCAAAATTCAATAGCTTCATTAGCAGGTATCATGTTGCTTGGTACATAATTTATATTACTTGCTTCATTGTCTATTGTATTCTCTCCCCACATTTTGCGTACTTCATTTGGTGTTATACCACCGCTTGTAAACATTGTTCTTGTCTTACGTTCCATCGCTGCACTATCACCTCTATAATATACTTGAGTATCAAAATACCCATCTAATGTTTCACGCTCGTTTATTGCAAATAGTTTCTTATCCGCTTCTTGCTCAAACCTTACTATCCAAGGCATCAATGTATCTGTTAAATACTTAATGTCTGTTTGTTCTAATGAACTATTGTTAGTATCTGATAAATCCGATAATTTACTTAATGGCATTCTAAACCATCGTGCAATTTCGCCTCTTATCAAATTTTCAGTTTCTATAAATTGAGATTTTTGAGGATCATAATTCATTTGCTCAAACTTCATCCCACTTGGACCGCCACCAATACCACCTTTCGAGAATGAATTGAGAAACATATTTATATACGTCTGAAGTTTCTTTTCATCATTTACACCCTCGAAAGTTAGCAAGCCACTCATTGCTGCACCTTCTTTAAAATAATTGCTTGAATAATCTTGAATTGCTAATGCTTTCCCTAATGATTGCAGTTGAAACCCTAAAACAGATTGCCCTACCATTGTATTACCTGCACCTTTAATATGAAATATTTCTTCGCTTGAATAAATACCTGCTAATTTTAATGGCTCATAGTTTATAGTGTACCATAAATTTTTAGTATCAGTATCGTATTGAGGATAAACAAAATTTGAATCTACATAGTGAATTTCTTCTACAAATCCGCTTGAATTTCTTACTATATAACCATAACCATTACCCCTACCGATTGCATCTTTTAAAATAGAGTATTTTATATCAAAAGGAATTGCATAACCATTAGGTTTTTTGTTTAGTAACTGATAAGCATTGTTTTTTGTAATCCTTGTTTTGTTACCATTAGATTCAGTTTTGATAACTACATATGGTAATTTACTAATGTCTTCGCAGATGTTACGAATACAAGCATAATAAGTAGCTAATTGATTTACTGACCTCTCATTTACTACTTCACCGCTTTTTGAATAGCCACTAAAAAAATTAGCTTGAGGCATTCCATTAATACCAGTTGCAGGCATTAAATTGGTTGGAGTTTTCGCTCTAAAATTAATTTTTGGTAGATACTTTGTAAAAAAGTTAGCCATATACGCTACAAAATTGCAGTATATTTAATTAACTCAAGTTAACTATTTAATATAGCCCAAAAAACTTTGATTTTGAAGCCTTAAAGGAGTTATAAGACTTGTATTTGTACTGTCTATACTTGCTGTAATACTCGCTTTCTAAATGATTATAGGCTTCCTCTCCATTTTTAAAGTATGGTAAAAGGTTAAAGAATCGGCTAAAATAGCCTTTGATTTGAGTTAAATCGTGTTTGTTTTCAGGTATTACACTCATATTATCTTACTTTTATAAAGAAATATTCCTTTTCAATTGGTTTCTCGACTTGTGATTGCATATAAGCAGCTATTGCCATTACATTAGCTATCGGTCCATCCACTTTATTTTCATGGTTTGACTTGTCAATCTTCATGTTGCCTGCCGCATCTCTCAATATTAATATGTTGCCCATCATCCACCGCATTACTGGATTGAAACCATGATTTAATTCTTTGTTTAGTATCATTCTCTCAAATTCACTTGTAGGTGCGCCCATGCTCATAAAACCTTGTCCAAATGGTGTCATTTCTATTCCATCTTGAGTTAATTCGGTTACTAATGTTGTTGCAAATGCCCTATCATAGTTTATAAACTTGATTCTAAAGTTTTCATTTAGTAAATTTATCGCATTTCTTATCAGTTGATGGTCTATAACATTGCCATCTGTTAGGTTAATTGCTCCAATTTCTGACCATTCAAGTAAGTTTGAATAGTTTCTCTTATGCCTTTCTTTTGCTGTTAATTCAGGTAGCCAAAAATAGTACAAACATTTATAATCCTTTTCGCCATTAATTGGTGGAAACAACAAACATAAAGAACTAAAATCTTGTGATTTACTCAAATCTAATCCACCATAACAATCTCGACCTATTAAATCTTGAGCATCAAAGTGACTACCACATAACATATAGTTTTCATCACTTATCCATGTTGTAGCTGTATCAGTCCATACGTTTAAATACTTGGTTTTAAAGTTTATTTCTTTTGTTCCACTCGCAAGCGCATCGATTAATTCAGATTGTAAGAATGATTGCTTAACAGATACCCCTAAATTTGGATTTGCCTTTGCCCATGTGTTAGGGTCTTTCCAGTCATCGCCTTCATCAATCGTAAATATAATAGTAAAGTATCTATCATTCTGTATTTTGTTTTCTAAAATCTCAATACAATATTTTCTTTCTCTAAAACATGGTGAGTTCTTATTAAATCCTGCGGTTGTAATTACATATAATAATGGATCTTGAGTTGCACCCATACCCGATATAATTACGTTATAAATATCATCTGTTTTATGTGCGTGAAATTCATCTATAATAGCTATACTTGGTTTTAATCCATCTAAGTTATTAGAATCGCTGGCAAGTGCCTTCATGTTGTTAGTATCGTAACCTTCCGAAATATTAAACATTTCATATTGTGTTATTCTTACTATACCTTCATCTCTTTCTGTTAGCCATGAATTGCGTGCCATTTGTTTAGCTGCATTATAACAAATGTTTGCTTGGTCTTTTGTGGTGGCTGCTACATAGATATGTGCATCTTTCTTTTCATCATCCGCTAATCCTAGCAATCCGATGGCTGCTAACTTTGCTGTCTTACCATTCTTTCGTGGTACTTCTTCGTATGCTTTAATAAATCGCCTTTCACCATTTTTATAATAAAATCCAAATACATTTACTAAACAAAACTTTTGCCATGATTCTAAAATAAATTGAGTGCCATCTACATGATTAATTGATTGAATAAAATTTATTGCAAAGTTTGCCTTTCCCCAATCCAAATAAATATCTTTTCGCTTTAAATCTTTATTAAATCGCTTAACTGCTAACTTCACATACTTGCAGGATATGATAGTATCATTTAAGACATCTTTGCAATAGTTTTGTATTTCGGTTTGTAGTATCAATTTTGCGCTTTTTCTATTTTAATGGTAGTTTGGTTTTTATTTTCCCTTAGCAATTTTGAATAAATATTTTATGTGAATGGTTTTAACCTATCTTACTTTCTTGTTTCAATGCTGCTAATTTTGTGATCTTAGCTTTTGCACCGCTTTTAATTTTAGTTTTAGGTGTTAATCCAATCTGCATTGCTGCTTTCATCATCGAATTAAAATAACCTTGTTGCAATCCGAATAAAGGATTTGGAATAGGTGTTCCATTACCTGCATAAGTAATCAATCCTTCTTGCTGAAGTCTTATTTCGGCTGATACCCAGTTCCCATAATTAGAACAGTAAGTAATTAATACCCACTTTTCTGCATCACTTAATTTGCCTGATTTTATAAATTCATCATGCTTTTCAATCCATTCAATTTTACCATACTGGTTGTTTTCTAAAATGCTTGGAATCTCTATGTTTTTATCTGTTTTTTTGCTCATTTTTGCTATATAATTGATTTTGACCCACCTATACGAACCTAATATATATGAAATAATTGAAACCACGGTTACAAGGTAGGGACATATTTAAACTTTTTACCACCCACCCCCTTAATTGGTAGGCATTAACTCCTTTATATCATTCTCCCAGATGTTATCTATCATCTCATAGATGAACTCCCTTTGACTATCCATGTATTGGTCTTTAATGTTAGCTTCAATAAATGTATTCTCTACGTTTTTAATAAAGTAGTTTAATTTAGGTAGTGTTTGTCTTATTGCTTCTTTCATCATGCCATCATGTATAAGGTGTTTATCACTCCATACATAGTTTAGGTGTTCAGTTGCTGCCTTAGCTAACCAATATGCTGATAGTATGTTCTTTGCTTGGGTGTCTATTCTGTTTGCTTTCATTTGTATCTTGATTGTATTTCTTGACCTCGCTTGATGTCATCACATTCTTTGCATAATCCTTGCAGGTTTGTCTTATCGAGTGGGCTGCCTTTATATTCTTGTACTGGTATTATATGGTCAATTACTTTTGTTAGTGTTACTAATCCTTTTGCCTTACATGATACACATATAGGTTGCTCTTTTATTATCTCTGATCTTAGGCTTCGCCATTCTTTAGAGTGGTAGTTAAAGGTATTCTTCCCATAACTTGACCAACTACTATTCCTTTCGGGTATGTGTTGCCATACTTTAGCTTTTGGTTTGGGTGCTATTGGCATATTTTTAGGTAGTTAATTAGTTCTTTCTCTATTTGCTCATAGTTAGTGAGGCAATATGCTGATGTCTTGTTTACGTTTAGTCTGCATGGATTAACACCATGAACAAAACATGGACCTAATGAACACATGATAACATCAATAGAATGTGTGTGTGTATAGTTCTTTGTTCGACATTGTGCAGTAAATGCACCATACAAACCTAATGCACTTAAACCAAATCCTTCACGAATATGAATAGCAGATGTATCTACACTAATCACAAACTTGTATGTGCTTAATGCTGCGATATATTCTTTGGTAGTCCAATTCATTTTGTGCGCTATATCAACATCTTTAAAGTATTTAACAGCTATTTGTTTAAGTGCTTCGCCATCTCCAGTTCTATTGATAGTTGAAGATTCGCTAACTATTAGGCATCTATCTATTACTTCATTGAATGGTCTTATTAGTTGTGGTCTGCCTTCAATTAATTCTTTACCTATGGACCTGCTAAATATCTCATACCAATCATCTTTACTACCTAATTCGATTTCATCCTCACCCTGCATAATACCTATTTTGTTAAGTTTTAAAACAAACTCACTATAACTATTAGCTGTAAATATCGGATCATCAAAGTGTTTTGGTATTGGTTTACTCTTAAACAAATCTAATATTGGTAAATACTTCTTTTGAGTTAAGAATATTGTTTTGGGTGCTACACCACATATACTACTCATTGCTACTATATCACCAATGCCACCGCTACGAACCAATAATAAATACTCTTGATTAGAATACTTAGGTAGGTCTTTAGTATTAATTATGTTCACACTATTAACTGGCACTTTAGATAGGTTTGTTTCATCCATCCAATATACTGCATGCTTTTTTAATTGTGCTACATTCTTCCTAAAGTGAACTAAAAAGTAATTCATTCATCAGGATTTAATAAGGCAAATATTTCATCTTCTCGTTCCATGTGGCAAAGTTAGTTATAATAATTCAATTTCTTTTTTTACTTCATTCCAATAATTGTTATTGCCTTTTTCAGTTTGCATAATCCAAACATTGTTTTGTTCAATTATATACTCTAAGGCTGCTAATGCACATTTTTTAGCATCTTTTTTAATGCGATTGTTCCGGTACACATCATTAGGTGGATACCATTTTAAATCTGAAACAAAATCATATTCTAAAATAATTGTGTATTTTAGAATCATTGCGGCTGCTTTATCTTTTGGGTTACTCATAATTTAATCCTTTCTTGTTTCGTTGTATTTTGTCTTTTCTTCAAGTGC